GATGGAGGCTTCGATCAAGTGGACTTACCCGGACAACGAGGCCAAAAAAGCGTGTGCCAATTTCCTGAAACCGGTGGATATTATGGTACGCTCCAGCAAGGCGCAGTATGACACGGGCGGGATCACTGCCGAAACGCCGATTGTCATCTACATGAAAGGGTATCCGAAACAGCATCCGGGCGGAAGCTACAAAAAGGGGGAGGATACCGAGGTCGAAAGCACGTTCCACGTCCTCTACTACAAAGAGGAGGTCGATGGCGAAACCATCGTCGAGCTGGATGTGATGAATAATATTTACAAGGTGGACGGCGAAGATCTGCTTGTCGAACGCCGTCAAAATTTGGGGATTTAAACATGGAAGCACTGAACAGAAAACCGGACCTGTCGGTCCGGAAGACGATGAATTTGCCCGACGGCACCCGGATCGACGTCGTCGGGATACCGGCCCGTAAAATGATGGCGATTGCCAACGACAAGAAGATGTCGGACATGGAACGGGGGATTCACATCACGGCGGCAAAAATTTTGGTGAACGGCGCGACGGTCGTATATGACGACTTGTTGGACGGTTTCACGGACGGAGAGGTGGAACAGATCGTCCAATTTGCCAACGATGTCAACGAAAAAAACGGGGAATAGCCCGCGCCGACGTCGTCTTTCTGGCGCACTTCACCGGGAGCGGGCTGAATGACATTTTGGATCTGGATACGGATGATTTTTTCGATTATCTGGACGAAGCGATAGAGTTATACCGGCAAGAGACCGATAACCCCCGCCGGGTAGTGCTGGCGGGGATCGAAAAGTAGATAACTATGGCTGATAATGCACTGCGATTAGCGTTCATCTTGTCCGCAACGGACAAGATGAGCCGTGTTATCGACGCGGCGGTAAAGAAATCCACGGACAAACTGTCGGCTTTCGAGCGGAACGCGTCAAAAGTTGGTCGCGGCATGGTGAAAGGCGGCGCCCTGATTATGGGTGCCGGGGCTGCGGTCGGCGGAGCGGTATTCAGCGCGGGCAAGTCGATCGCCGACTATGCCGGATCGGTCAAAGATGCTTCCGACTCGACGGGGGTAAACACCGAAGCGTGGCAAAAGATGACCTATGCCGCGAAAATATCGGGTATCGAGCAGGAGAAGTTGATGACTTCGATGGTCAAGTTCGACAAGGTGTTGACCGACGCCGCCGGAGGATCGAAAACCGCGGGCCAGATATTCAAAGACCTGGGGATCAGTATCAAGGATGCGAGCGGAAAGATGCGCGCGCCCGAAGCGGTATTTGAAGATGTGGCCGAGCTGCTTGCTAATGTGGAGGACGGCGCGACCAAAACGGCGGCTGCTTGCGCCTTTTTCGGCAAATCCGGTGCGGAACTGTTGCCTATGCTGAACGAGGGCCGGAATGGTTTGCAAGGGCTGTATAGAACCGCAGAAGAGACCGGAAACGTGTTGGCGAACGAGACATTAACCGCCGCCGATGAGTTCGGAAAGTCGTTGGACGCCGTGAAATTACAGGCCCAAGGGGTCATGTTGCAGTTGGGTTCGGCATTGATTCCCGTGCTTTCCGAGATGAAAGACTGGGTCAGCGACGTGGTGGGCGGAATTGCCGATTGGCTCAAGGCCAACCCCGAACTGGCCCGAACGATCGGAAAGGTCGCAACGTCCGCGGCGGGTATCTTGTTGGCGTTGGGTGCGGTGTCCACGGTTATCGGGGGTGTTGCCTTTGTCATCGGGAAATTCGTTTCCGCCTGGAGGGGGCTGAAGACTGCACTCGATTTAGGCCGCAAGGCGGTTTCGTTTTTCAATAAAACGCTGCTGACCTCGCCGATCTTTTGGATTATTGTGGGGGTAGTGGCCTTGGCCTTCGTTGTTTATAAACTCATCAAAAACTGGGATAAGGTTTCGGCTTTTTTCAAACGGCTCTGGGACGGCATCAAAAAGACATTCGGGGCTGTGTGGGAATGGATCAAGAACATGTTCCTGAACTATACCCCGCAAGGGTTGGTCATAAAACACTGGGACTCGATCAAAGGGTGGTTTTCCGGGCTATGGGAAGGGGTTAAAAACGTCTTCCGGGCCACGTGGGATTGGATCAAGAAGATGTTTTTGAACTATACCCCGCAAGGGTTAGTCATAAAACACTGGGACTCGATCAAAGGGTGGTTCTCTGGGCTATGGGACGGGGTTAAGGGGGTGTTTGTCGGCGCATGGGACGGAATCAAAGGGTTTTTCGCCGAACTGAATCCGGTAGAGTGGCTTTCCGACATGTGGAACGGTATTTCGGAGTTCTTTTCCGGTCTTTGGCAACGCTTCCACCAAGGGGGCCGACAGATCATCCAAGGGCTGATCGACGGGATCACCGGGATGGCCACAAAAGCAATCGACGGAATCAAGAACATCGGTCGGAAGATCGCCAACGGCTTCAAGTCGTTTTTCGGCATCCATTCGCCCTCCAAGCTGTTCGCCGAATACGGGGCCAATATTACAGCCGGTCTGACTGTCGGCATCGACGGCGGAACCGGAAAGGTGGAACGCTCGACATCTCGGATGGCCGAGCGCGCCAACCGCGGATTCAGCCGGAATATCGACGAGGGGGGGAGCCGGATCGGCCAGGTGAACCGAGCATTGGCCTCCGAAAATCGAGCAGCCACGGTGCCGGTATCACAGATTGCCAACACCGTCGGCGGTACTTCGATCACTTATGCCCCACAAATCACCATTGAGGCCGGTGCCGCGGGAACTGTCGAACCGGATTTGCGCAAATTACTGAAAGAACACGAGCGGGATATACTGGAAATGATCGACCGCGCCGCGGCAAACCGCGCCCGGCTTTCATTCGCATAGAGAAAGGTATGTTAGCGCAGCTTGGTAACCACATATTCGAAGGGTTGAAATCGCCCGGATCGTGGTCGGAAAACGGCGGCGTCCGCTATGGACGTATTGCGTTGGTAAACGGGAAAGACGCTCTGCAATTCACCGGCGAAGAGTTGGGCGAAATCCGGCTTTCGTTGCTCTTCTCGGTCGACTTCTGCGATCCGGTCGCCGAAGTCGAGGCCTTGCGGCAGTCGATGGTGTCGGCTGAGGTCCTGCCCTTCATCATGGGCGACGGTACGGTGGTCGGAAAGTATGTCATAACCTCTGTAGACTTAACCCCGCAACGGTATTCGCCGACTGGGGTACTGGAGGTGGCGAGCGTTTCGGTCGATTTGCTGGAACATACCGGGGGCGACGCTCCGGCGGCAAAAGGCATGGCGGTCAAGCCGGATCGTTCGGCAGTCCGGATAACGCCCCCGCCACCACCGGTGCAACCTCCGGCCACACCGGTTCCTACCGCCGCAGACAGCATTGCGGCGGACATAAGCAAAGGTCGGGCCGCGGTAAATCGAATGAAAGAGACGGTGCGAAAGGTCAAGCAAGGTACGACGAAATTCAAACGCGGGGTCCGGGATGTCCGCCGCCTGGCCGACGAGGTGAAACAGGTGTATCAAACGGCCAAAACGAAGGTCGAGAACACGAAAAAGATCATTCAACGTGCCCAGCAACTGCCGACCTCGCTGGAAGGGGCGATCCAGTATGCCGAGAATTTGGCGAAGCTGGACAACGTTGCTGACATGTCGGTCTTGGAGATGAATGTCGATACGCTGGCCGCATCGGCTGAAAAAGTGGGTATTTCGGCCACGTCGATCGTGGCCTTTTCGGCGACCAAGGAGGGCGGGAATTGATGGAAAGTTTCAACTATACGACTGTTGAGGGGGACCGTATCGACCGGTTGGCCGTCAAGTTTTACGGCACAAACGCAGGAATAGCGATCCTTGCCGATGCCAACCCGGCTGTGCCGCTCGATGCTGTTTTCCCGATGGGGACGGTGTTGGTGGTTCCCATCGTGGAAAATATGGACATAGAAACGAACGATAATTTGCCGCCGTGGAAACAATCGGTAAAATAGCTGTTGAAATTACGATTGCCGGGAAGAACATCACCGGTGACGTAAGTCCTTACCTCGCCAAGATCACGTACACAGACCGGGTGGAGGATGAGAGCGACGACATTTCGCTGACATTTGAAGACACGGCGGCCCGGTGGCAAAAAGCGTGGTATCCGCAGCAGGGCGACAGCCTGGAGGTCCGGTTGGGGGTTGCGGGAAATACGTTGGATTGCGGCCTGTTCGAGATCGACCAAATCGAGTTTGAATTTCCGCCCGATGCGCTCCATGTAAAAGCACTCGGGGCGGCGATCTCGAAAAGCCTGCGGACCAAGAACAGCAAGGCTTTTGAAAAGCAGTCGTTGAAAAAGATCGCTCAGTACTTCGCCGACAAACACGGTTTGAAATTGACCGGAAACATGGGCGATCTGGCCAAGATTCAGATCGAACGTAAGACCCAGGACCGAGAGACGGATATTTCGTTCCTGGCAAAGCTGGCCAAGGAATACGGGCTAATATTCTCGGTGCGCGGGCAGCAGCTGGTGTTTATGACGGTCGACGAGTTGGAGAAGAAACCGGCGGTTATGACGATTGGCAAAGATCGAATGAGCAAAGCCCGGTTTCAGGACAAAACGTCGCAGGTCTACGCGGCGGCTACGGTGGCCACGCGCGACGTGCGGTCAAACACGGTCAAGAAGTGGCAGATCAAACCGTCCGGCGATCCGGCCAAGAAAGATACGCTGATTGTCGGCGGGCGGGTCGAAAACGACGGGCAAGCCCAGGCAAAGGCAAAAGGGGCCTTGAAAGCGAAAAATAAAGACAAGACGACCGGAACGATCACCCTGCCGGGAGATTGTCGGCTGGTTGCCGGTGTGAATGTCGAGTTGACGGGCGTGGGGGAGTTTTCGGGGAAATGGCACATCGCGCAAAGCACCCACACCGTAGATCCGGCCAGCGGATACACAACGGATATTTCGGTCAGAAAAATAGTTCAATCGTAGGATGTTGAGACTTGGGATCATTTCGGAGTTAGGCGAGGGCGAGCACCTGGGGTTTGCGCGGGTGTCGTTCGACGACAGCGAAATCGTGTCGGGATGGCTGTCGCTGCCGTCGTCCAACAGCCGGACGGTCAAACAGTGGATACCGGTCGAGGTCAATTCGCAGGTGGCCTGCCTGATGGACGACTTTTGCGAGCAAGGTTGCATTGTGGCCGTTCTGTGGAGCGCAACGGACACCCCGCCCGATTGGGCGACGCCCGACACGCTGGGCGTCCGCTTCGGCGACGGGACCGAAATATACTACGATGCCGGATCGCACGCGCTGACGGTCAATGCCCCGGATGCGGAATTGAATTTCCGGTGCAAGAAATTGACCGTTGAGGGCGATGTGGCGATAACCGGCGATACGGAAATAAAAGGAGACACAGAGATAAAGGGCGATACGCAAATAAAGGGCGACACCAGTATTGCCGGAAATACCTCCGTTGACGGCGATGTGTCGGCCAGCGGCGAGGTAACCGCCGGCCCGTTGAAACTGGCTTTGACCACCCACAAACACACGACCCCGGCAGGACCTTCCGGGCCACCCATACCCTAACCGAAAGATGACAGGAACAACCGGCGACACCCGCAACTGGCAAGTCAGCATAAGCAACCCGACGGCCCGAGTCGAAGGGGCGGAGGATATTGCCCAGTGCATTTATATCATCCTGAATACCATTCCGGGCAGTGATCCGCTTCGGCCTGCATTCGGCAGCGGTATTTATCGCTATATCGACACTCCGACGAACAAGGTAGAGCCTCGGTTGGTCTACGAAGCGATTACCGCCATCGAGCGGTGGGAACCGCGCGTCACCGTGACCCGTTGCCGATTGGTCGAGAATGGTCCGGCAGGGCGAAGCTTGCAGATCGAGGCGACGGCCATTGCTTCGGCGGCACAAATGACGATTAGCGTAAAAATTTAACCATGAACGAAATCCCCGTATTTGTCGAACGCGATCCGGATGTGATTATGGCCGAATGCAAGGCCAAATTACAGGCGTTGTTGGGGCGTGAATTGCAACCGGCCCAGGTCGAACAACTGATGCTCCAATTCATCGTTTACCGCGAAGTGCTTTTGACCAACCGGTTCAATGCGGGGATGGCTCAGATGCTCTATCAATTCAGCCGCGCCCCGATCTTGGATTATATCGCCGGACTGGTCGCCGTCGAACGCCTGCCAGCGGCGTATGCCGGTTGTACGGTGCGTTTCGATTTGGTCGAGGGGCACGGAGCGGTATTGATACCCGAAGGAACGCGGGTGGCAACGGACGACAATGTGATTTTCCGGACCGTGGACGATGTAGCGATACCGGATCATGTCCATGCGGTCGAAGTCAATGCGTTGGCGGATACCGCCGGGAAGGGCGGAAACGGGTATGCGCCGGGAACTGTCGCTAAGATCCTCGATCCGCTGGCCTTTGTTTCGACTGCCGCCAACCTCGACACGACCGGCGGGGGATCGGATGTCGAAACCGACGAACAGTTGAGGGAGCGGATCAAGCTGGCCCCGTCGCAATATTCGTCGGCGGGTTCCCGGTCGAGCTATAAGTTTTACGCCACCTCGGCCAATCCGTTGATAACGGATGTGTCTATCACCTCTCCGACGCCCGGAACGGTGGTCATCGTCCCGCTGACCGAAAACGACGACACGCCCGAACAGATTATTACGGACGTATACGCGGCATGCAGTCCGGAAGATGTTCGACCGTTGACCGATACGGTCATCGTCGCGGCTCCGACCCGAATGGAATATGCCATACAGGTAGATGTCACCTTGTACGACAATGCCGATGCGACCGGTACGCAAGCGGACATTACAGCCGCTTTGCGGGACTATGCCGCCGAGAAACGCCGCAAGTTGGGACAAGACATCATCCGGTCGCATATTGCTCAAATATGCCGGATCGGGGCGGTGTATGATGTGGCAGTTACCGAACCTGCCGAAAATATAGTCGTTACCGACGCGGCATTTGCCACCTGTACGGAAATCGCTGTCAACATAACCGGGTTCAATCGTGGATAACAAACATGTCATAGCGAGCGGCGTATCCGACAATGAATTGGCACGGG